CATTCTATCATAGACTTGTTTTGCTTCTTTTTGAATTGTATTATTCACACCAACAAATTTCATTTGGGCATACACTGCTGCGAAATCGTTTAATGTTTTTTCTGCTTTCTTCTCGTCAAACTTCTCAGTTAAGTTCTGTTCTTTTAAATCTTTATAGTTTATCATTTTAGTTTCATTCCTTTTCTTGTTGCTTTAAATAATTCTTCAGCACCTCTTTCAGATACACTTTTAGGTGTTCCTGCTTTAAATGCTTCAAAGTCATTGTTCTTTGCATGCTTTCTCATATCAGTACCAGAAACACCTGCCTTTCTTTCACCACTGTTTACTACTTTAAAACTATCAAATTCTAATGACTTTGATTTGTCCTCATGATTAACATATGGTCTAATTTGCTTTTCAAATTCCTTTACTCTATCACTACCAACTACCAGAGTGACATCTTTATATCCTTGCTCATCTAACCAATACAACACTTGAAATGGATTCTTCAACTTAGGTTGGTCCATTATAGTTGCTTTTGGAAAGAATGTCTTTAAAAACTTTAACTTATCCTTGTATGGTAGTGGATTCTTTTTAGCATCTTGGGACTGAGTAGTGAATATCATACCAGTTCCACCACGTGAAGATTTAACTACGAAGTCAATCAACTCACCATGTCCTTTCGTCATTGGATTAAATCTACCCATTGTGAATGCGACAGGTTTCTGCTTTGCTTCAGTTAAATGTTCTTTAAATGATTTCATTTATAGGTCAGATAAAGTGTATCCAAGTTCTTCATATGCATCTTCAAGACTATTGATAGCAGAATCTAATGAGTCTACTGGGTTGTCATCATCGTTATTTTTTTTCATATCATCTACGACCTTTGTCAAATTCCTAATTAAGGGTTTTAAAACCTTAACAGCACTAGAAACCGTCTTTTTTGAGTTAATTGCCTCATTCAATACAACATTTTGTATTACTTCATTTAAATTCATTTGTTTCATTTGTTTTCCTCTATCTCTCTAGGTTTACGTTTAGACCCTTTAAGTCTGCTCTTTTCTGCCTTACCTCTATTTACTGAGGCATCTTCATATCCAACAATCTTACCTTTAACGTGAGATGCATCCATCCCTTCGTGTTCAGGTTTTCTATTCTTTCTATTATACCTATTTAACTCGGCACGATATGCTTTCTTTTCATCAGATGATTGAAACTTATCATACTCTTTTCTGTAATCACGTAGATGACACCACTTACATCCAGGAACTGGTTTAAGTGCTTTGTCTTCAACTATCTCACAGAAGTCTTTAAATGTTAATGTTTTCATATTACCAATTAGGTCTATTATTAAATCTTACTTCTGGAGTAATTCCAGCAAATTCCATTAGGTTGCTCCACGAGTCACCGATTTGTTTCTTGATTGCGATCCAAAACTTAACAAACCAATTCTTAATCTTAGAAAATACATCCTTAATCCAACCTTCGGTTATCATCTCACCATCGCTATTATGGATGGCATCCTCAACAACCATGTTGATTCCAACACCAACTGCTGACCAGAACGTATAGTATCCAGTCTTACCTTTAGGGTTATCGATTGATTTGTGTGAAACTGATTTGTTTTGTGATGATTTAAACTTAACATCTGGTTTAACTTGCTTAGATATCTTCTTAACATATGAATCGTTCATACTTGTTACTGTATGTATCATAGCATTACCGTTATAGTCTGTTACTAAGAAGTTATCAGCAGTTCCATCGTTGTTATCAAACTTAGTCTTGCCAGTCATTGCTTCAAATACAAAGGCTGTGGCAAAGGCTTGGTTCTTAGCAAACAGACTTCTTAAATCGTTTTTAAATGCATGATGTGCATCATCAGCACGTTTTAGAATATCGATATCTTTAAACATGCCTGCCTTAGTCAAGTCTGTCTTATTACCTTTAATACCTTTCTTAGCAAGATCGGTTGGTGATAATAAGTTGTCGATATGATTTTTCATATCCATAATTGCTTTATCTAATGAAGTTCCTGACTCTTCCGCAGCAACAGAGAAAGTTGCTTCTGCCTCACTTCTACCACCACTCATTAGTTGAGCATCACCAGTCTTTAATGAAATTCTTTTCTTACCGATAACAAAGTCTGTCTTGGGTGTTAATGTAGCACCTTTAGCACCTTTAGGGAAATGTTCGTTCCATCGTCTAGATGCTGGGTATTGGTTTTTAGGGAACGAACCTTTACCAAATAATTTCAAATTCTTGATAATCTTATCGCCAATTTCACTCGGAATGACTTTTGATGTGAATTCTGGACCACCTGCTGATGAAACAATAACATGTTCCATTTCAAATGCTTTACCTGTATCACCCTCTGTAATATATTCCTTAAAACTCTTTACCATATCACGACCAACTTTTAATTGCGTTAAAATTATTTCTACTAAACTCAAGTCTATCTACAAGTTTAACTGCCTTGTTAGATAACGTATCAATGGCGACAAAACCTTCTGGACCAGTTACTTTATAACCATTACCAGTCTTGATGAAGGCAGGAATACTATTAACAGTTTCCATCTTCTTAACTAATATCCGTTTGATATCAGCAACATCGTCATGCCATTGCAGAGCAAAAGCAAGTGTTCCACCTGCTTTCTTATTCTTATGTAAAGTATTTATTAAATCATCTAGCGACGATTGCTTCTTTGCCTTACCTTTATCAGACTTCAACTTAGCAATCATAGGACTATAACGTTTCCTTAGGAAGTCAATAAAACCTGCGATTGCTTGTTGTCTGCCTTTAAACCTTTTGCCTTGCTTAACTAAATCGTTGATATAGATTTTCAAGTTGAATGCAATCTCAGTCTTACCGAATAATAGATCTACTGATTTTTTATCCAATGCTGACAATTCTTTTTCGGCAGATACTAATCGTTTATTAATTATTGCCATCTCACCGAGTGTCAAAGTTGCAGCACCTGATACATTTCTGAATGTCGTATCAGTAAACCAACAGTCTTTCGATTTCTTCAATGCATTAATATTGATTTTGAATTGAGCAGACAAGTCAGCAATAGTATCACCAGTATAGGTTGTATGCCAGATAACACCAACCTTTGCTTTCTTAATAGTATCTGCTAACTCAGACTTGGCAGGAATAGCATATGTAATAGTATTAGGAGTGAATGTGATGTAATCTTCGTCATCAATTGTTGCTTTCTTTAAATCTTCTGGAGTGAACATAAAGTCACCTTGAAGGATTCCTTTAATTCCCATCTTAGGGAAATGTTTAAGAGCAGACTTCAATTTCAGTGCAAGTCCACCGCCATGATTCTTATCTACGTCAGCATTTGTATAATTAACTTTAGGGTTTCTATTAAACACTGCTTTAGTACCGACAAAGAATTTACCATTCTCAGGATTAATCCCAGCAACAACAGCAGGTGCACCATCTACCTTTGCTTGAATGTTTAAAGGTTTATTGGCATGACCATGTAGCACATCAGCAACATCTTTTAGAATTCTTAATGCTTCTTTGCCACCTGCAATACCATCATCAAAGATAGCATCTTCAATGTGTTCGAGATGTGTGAGTTTTGCTTCAGAAAGTATGGTCTTAAATCTTTTCATAATAGATATTTATAATAAATGAGGTGAGCAGTTTAGACATGCTCAGGTCGGGGATGCGTCAAAAAACATAACAAAGGAGTCCGCATCCTAAAGAGGGAGTGCTGTGTAGAGGTCGTTGATTGAGTCGAGAGTATTTACACAGCACTCATGGTAGTTTAGTTTTGAGAAGTCTTAAACTACCAAAGCGACTTCTATTTAATAAGTGGTAGTTTTTTTAAAGTCAAAACTACCAAAACGGACTCTTTGGTTTTTGGTTTTAGTTTATAGTGTAAAACCAGACGCATCGTCTAAAAATCACTTACAATCAATAAATATTTCTCTGCTAATTCGTTTTCTAAAGAAATTGCTTCACGTTCATTAGATCTCTCACCTTGTGAGTATTGTCTAACGTGAACCATTTCGTGACACAAAGTAACTAACAACTCATCATCATTTAAAGTTTCTTCAAGTTCAATATCATATTCATTCTTATTGAATCCTGGTTTGTCAGAAGAAGCAACACACCAACCATGGGCATTGTCTTCAGTTAGATCTTCTAAATAAACATTAACAATAACATTCTTTGAAATCATCAACTCATCTCTAGCAAACTCAACAATTTTTTTAGTATCAATCATAACTCAACCCCTTTTCACTCAATCTATACTTATATTATACCCTAGTTTTGAGCAAATGTCAAGCGTATTAACCGTGTTTATAATAGGGGAATTATACCTTTAATTGTCCAAATGATTTCTTTTCATCACCAACGTGGATTGGTTTGTTAAACTTATGTTCAGTGGCAGTATGAGTTCCGACCAAATCTAACTGAGCATTTGATTCAACATCATACAATCTCATCTTAGGTCTATCAATACCAACCACGAAACGTTTGTTAGTTCCAGGATCGCCATATCTATTCTTCAACTGCTTAATAAGTATTTGGTCAATCGCTTCCATCTCTTCAGTAGAAATGAGTGCTAACATTAAGTCAGTCGTAGCAGGTAAACCAAATGATTCAGATGTATCTTCAAGACCAAAGTCACTGTCACCATAACCAGTTCTATTAACCTGTGTTGCAGTTACGATTGGTACATTATGCTCAACTGCTAATCCTCTAATCTCTTCAGCAATTGCCTTGACATAAGTATAACTGTTCACACTAGCGCCCATCTTCATTCTACTCGACATACAGATGTTCAGATAGTCAATATAGATGATGTCTGGTTTAAACCCTTTCTTCAACTTCAACTCATTTAATAAGTGTCTGAAGTGACCAACACCTGCCGATGAGGTTGGATATTCCTTAACAACCATCTTACCAGATGTCTTGCCTTTAACCTTAGCAATCTTTTTCTTATAGGTTTCCTTTGCCATATTAGGCAAGTCATCAAGTTTCACATTCAATAAGTTTGCGTCAATACGTTCAGCAATACGTTCTTCTGCCATTTCCATAGTAATGTATAAAACGTTTTTACCATCAAGCATATTAGCAGAAGCGAAGTGACACATTGCTAACGACTTACCAACACCTGTACCTGCCATTAATACTGTTAAGGATTTCTTAGGCAAACCA